AGCGCCGAACAGAGCGTGTGATGTTTCCACATGGGTGTTCCACATAAAAAGTGAATAATTGCCGCAGATAGGGTAGCTCCCGAAAAGCACAATGCCTAGTGCCTTCTGTGGCTTTTATTATAGGCAGAATTACGAAAGGCAGGTAATTATGGAAAACAATTATATTGTATATTGCCATACAACTCCAAACGGTAAGAGATATATTGGCATTACATGTAGAAAACCAAATGAAAGATGGGGAAATAACGGTAATAGATATTGTAATAATAAACATTTTTATAATGCTATTCAAAAGTATGGTTGGAATAATATAAAACATGAAATTTTATATGATGGATTAGATTCAGAAACCGCACAGATGTATGAAAAGTTTTTTATCTTTGCATATGATAGTGCAAATAGGGAGCATGGATATAATAATACACTTGGTGGCGAACATGGAAAGATGTCAGAACATACAAATAATGAGAATAGACAAAGAGGTAAATTATTGATTGGGAAGAAGAATCCTTTTTATGGAAAAAAACACTCTGAAGAAACAAAAGCACATATGAGTGAAATAAGATTGAGCAATCCCAAAAGATTTGAATTATCTCGTAAAGCTGGTTTGATATCAAAAACTAAGACAGCAAAAAAATGTTCACAATTTGATTTTAACGGAAATCATATAGCAGATTATGAAAGTTGCGCTGATGCAGCTTTTTTTATTTGTGGAAACAAAAATGGTGGAAATCATATTGCTGCTGTCTGTAATGAAAAAAGAAAAACAGCTTATGGATATATTTGGAAATACGTATAACTAATAAGAGGGCAATATCACGGTAAAAAGGGAGGGGGATTTGGACGTGACAAATCTCATTGATGCCGCAAAGAGCGGTGACAAAAGACAAACTTTAATTGCATTGCGAGATATCCTGGCATCCACTATTCAGAATTGTGAGAGCGGGAGGGATATGGCGAGCAATACAAAAAGATTGATGGAAGTGATGGCAGAACTTGAAGCACTCCCGGATCCTGGAGAGAAGAAAGTTTCCAAACATGACCGCCTAAAGAGAAAGAATGAAAACAGGTAGGCAAGAACCAACGTTCTCTGTTGTTGGTGAGTATGCTTATTCATACGGATCTGAAGTGGTGGAGATGTTTGAGGAAGAAGGCGGTGCAACATTTTATCCATCACAAAAGAAGGAATTGGAGTTGATGCTTGCCAGGAATAAGAATGGCGAGCCTTCAGCTTTGACAATAGGCATCTCAAAGCCGAGACAGAACGGCAAATCATACGCTGCCAGGTATTATGCGGTGTATATGGGTGTATTTGAACACAGACAGGTGCTGTATTCGGCCCATCACAGCACCACAACAAACAAAATGTTCAATGCTCTTTGCAATCTGTTTGAAAGCCCGGAGCGTTATCCAGATTTTGCGGCTGATGTAAAAAAGGTTAGCCACGTCAGGGGATATGAGGGCATCTATTTCAATGATTGGAAAGATGAGAATGGTCAGATACATGATGGCGGGTGCATAGAGTTTGCCACAAGAACGAATAGTGGTGCCAGAGGTGGTACATATTCGGTCATTGTGATTGATGAGGCGCAAGAATTAACAAATGAGCAGCAGGAAGCAATGTTGCCAGTTATCTCTGCAGCTTCTGAGGTTTCAGATGTTGGAAAAATGCCGCAGCAGATTTTTATCGGCACACCACCCGGTGCTTCCTGTCACGGAACCATCTTTCGGGAAATGTATAAAACCGCCCACAGCGAAGAAAAAGGCAATGTGTGGTGGTTAGAGTGGAGCATTGATGCAAAAGATCTTGGTGCTGTGATCACAGATGCTGATAAGGCCATAGAGTTGGCATATCAAACAAACCCTGCTATGGGGTATCGGATTGCTGAAAAAACTGTGCTCAATGAATATGAAACAATGAGCATTGATGGATTTGCAAGAGAACGTTTGGGATGGTACACACCAACCATTCAGATGGATGCCAATTATGCAATAAACCATGCAAATTGGGCAGAATGCGTTTCTGATGATTTAAAGCCAGACGGCAAGACAGCATACGGTGTGAAATTCTCTGCTGATGGCTCCATTGTATCACTTGCAGGAGCCGTGATTGATGATACCGGGATGATAAGAATATCATTGATTGATATGAAAAACACAGGGCAAGGCACACAATGGCTTGCTGATTGGCTCAATGAGAGATACAAGAAAGCATCCTGTGTGGTTATAGATGGGCGCAATGGTGTGGATGTCCTGATTGACAAAATCAAGGATACATGGATCACCAAAGGGTCTGTTGTAAAAGCCAGCATGAAGGATGTTGTGGCAGCGGTTGGAATGCTGACTGATGCGGTAAATGAAAAGAAACTGACCTGGTACAGAAAACAGGAGGTTTTGAACGATAGTGCAGTTACAAGCACAAAGCGGCCTATTGGTGGAGGATGGGGATTCGGTGGAGAGAATTCCACACCAATTGAAGCCTGTTCGCTGGCATTATGGGGCGCAAAAACAAGTAAAAGGAATCCGCAGAAGAAAATGAAAATCGGATAGAGGAAGAACAAATGTTGACATTAAGTGCAGAAAACATAGTCAATTTCAAAAAGAGCGAGTTTTCGAGATTCAACAAGTTGGTCAATGAGTATAACAACCACTTCCAGAAGAATATTGATAAAAACCGCTATTATGAGGGCAAGATCACACTCGGTGAGGTCAATCTTGGCATAGCACTCCCACAGGGGATGCAGGGCCTTGAAATTGGATGCGCTTGGGGCGCAAAGACTGTTGACGTTCTTGCTGCTCGCTCTATGTTTGATGGATTTGTTGGCACGAATGGAGAGGATATTGAGACACTTGACCGGATTGTTTTGGAAAATGATCTGATTGCAGAGTATCAGAAAGCGTGCAGGGATGAATTGAAGTATGGCTGCACATTTGCCACACTTTATGCTGATCCGCAGATCGGGTGCCGGATCCGTTTTCATTCTCCTCAGACCGCCGCCGCCCTGTGGGATGGCGAAAAAGGTCGGATTTCCTGTGGATTTGCCATCATTGACAGCGTTCCAACGAATGAGGACAACCTTACATGGAAACCGTCATTGATTTACTACTACACCGATTATGCGGTGTTTGAACTTATAAGAACAGATACAATTTGGACTTGCAAAGAGCATCCAAACAAGATGGGACGGCCTTTGATGGAGGCTTTGATTTGGAACGCAACCAGCAACAAGCCTTTTGGGCGGTCTAGGATCAAGGAGCCAATCAGGAGGCTCATTCAAGGATATGTGCGGACCATTGCCAATGCTACTATTGGGTTGGAATTTTCCACCGCACCGCAGAAATATTTGCTCGGAGTGACGGATGATCAGTTTGATGCTGTAGTAAATGACAAATTCCGTCAGTATGTTGGCAATATTATGACGGCAACCACCAATCCTGAGAATGGTGAGAAGCCCACTTTTGGACAGTTACAGCAGGGCACCATTGCCCCGCACGTTGAAATGGTCAGAGTGCTTGCAACACAGTTTTCGGCTGCCACAGGCTTATCTGTGACAGATACCGGGGTTGTGAATGATGCAAACCCGACAAGCTCTGATGCGATCCTGGCACAAAGCCAGACCCTCATAGGAATGGCAGAACAGCTCAATATTGGCAATGGAAATTCTCTTAGGACCATTGCATTGATGGCACAGGCCATTGCAGGGAATACCACTATGGAGGCTCTTTCTGATGATCAGAAGGACATTGTTGCACATTTCAAGAATCCGGCAATGCCGAGTGTTGCAATGACAGCGGATGCGGCTATCAAGATTGCATCTGTTCGCCCTGGATTCGCTCAGACGGATGTATTTGCGGAAATGATCGGCTTTGACAAGGCAGATATCAGAAGAATCAAGGCACAGGAGAGAATGGCACAAGGTTTAGAGCTTGTGGCAGGGTTGGGTGAGATTTAATGTATATATCCACAAAGGACTGGAAAGCGTATATTTCAAAGCTACGTGCTCTGAATGAAGCAGCAGCGCAAAAAATCATCCAATATGTACAGAGAAATGGGTTTGCAAACACAGAAGCCCTCATTAGATACTGTCACAAGGTTGTTGAGACCTATGGTGCAGGATCTGCCGCATTATCTGCCGCAATGTATGACGCAACAGCGATCATGGCAAATGCAGCTGTACCTGCCGCAGAAATGGCAAGTGTTGCAAGCTATGGAGAAGTTGCAAAGACAGTCAATGGAGTGTTGAAAACGTCAAGCAACGTGGAAGAACTTGCAAGTGCTGTGGCAAGGTGGGTGAAAAAGGCTGGATGTGATACCACGTTGATGAATGCGGTCCGTGATGCTCACAGCAATGATCTGTATTCAACCGGGAATAAAAAGTACGGCAAAAAGAAAAACACAGGCGCACAATTCGCATGGATTCCATCCGGTGATACGTGTGCTTTTTGTTTGGCTCTTGCCGCTAATGGCTGGCAATATCAGACAAAAGGAGCCGCCGCCTCGCACGCAGAACACATCCACAGCAACTGTGATTGCACCTATGCGGTCAGATTTGGCAATGATGGCGGGATAGAAGGGTATGACCCCGATGCAATAGCAGAGCAGATTTGGGATGATGTGGTCGCACAAGGAGCCACGGACGGATATAAGGATCTGGATTCCTTTTATCATGGCGCATTCAACTCTGATGTCATAAATGCTGTTAGACGGCAGAATTATGCACGAAACAAGGAAGAAATCAACGAACAGAAGCGGTCAGCCTATGAAAAACGGCAAGAACTGAACGCATCCACAGCAGAGGAGAGCAAGGCTTGATGGAACGATATGTGATACACGCTTGCAAAGCCCGGATGTGGTACGTTGATGAATTTATCATCCCATCAATGCTCAAACAGGGAATTGCAAGTGATGAGATCCTTGTGTGGTGCGACACAGAAAGCAAAGGCAACCTTCTTTCTTGCATTGAATGCTTTGAACATTGTGGAAAGTCAGAAGGCGGCTGTTGGCACCTGCAAGATGATGTGCTTTTGGCTCCAGACTTTTCAAAGAGGACAAGGCTTTCTGATGATCGGATAGAATGTGGCTTCTGTCATGTACTGTTTGAGAAGGAAAAGGGCAGAAGCGTTGAACGCATTGGAGAGGTCAATGCACAGTATATGTGGAGCAGTTTCCCCTGCATATACATACCAAACAGGCTCGCAGGAGAGTTTGCTGAATGGTATCACACAAAAGCATCCTACAGAACAGAATATCAGAGGTTGATATTTGACAAGCACGGGGATGATAGGTTTTTCCGTGACTTCATAGATGAACTTCATCCAGATGAAAAGGTTTTTAACCACGTTCCAGCATTGGTTGACCACGTTGATTGGCTGATAGGCGGATCTGTGGCAAACAGATTGCGAGGGACGAACTGCAGAGCCTATTACTGGATAGATGAGGGAATGGTTGAATCCCTAAAGAATACACTCAGAAAAGGAGAGCACCGAAATGGTGTTCTTTTTTAATACATTGGCAACTCGTGCCATTGAAACGAGGGAAAAACGCACTCATTAGGAGGAAAACACAATGCAAGAAACTGTGAATCAGGAAAAAGCAACTACTAACCCCGCACCGGATCAAAAGACTTTCACACAGGACGAATTGAATGCCATTGTCAATGATCGGCTGGGCCGTGAACGGCAGAAATACAGCGATTATGAAGATCTAAAGGCGAAGGCAGACAAATTCGACCAGCTCGAAGAAGCAAACAAGACCGAACTGCAGAAGATCACGGACAAAGCCACAGCTCTTGAAAATGAACTGAAAGCATTGAAGAAGGCAAATGAGATCCAAAAGGTCAGGGCAGAGGTTGCAAAGGCTCAGAATGTTCCGGCTGACCTACTTACCGCAGACACAAAGGAAGAATGCGAGGCACAGGCAAAGCAGATTCTGTCATTTGTCAGCGCACAGCAAGGCTATCCTACTCTTGCGGATGGTGGCGAGGTCAACTCATCTGCAGCAGGGACAGAAAGAGAACTGTTCAAACAATTTATGCTGCAGAGCAATTAAGACAAAACGGAGGATAAAAAAATGGCAGGAGTACCTACTAACAGAACAAACATTGCATTACCTAAGGCGATATCTTCTCA